CAAAAGCCGGTGAAGATACTGCGGAGGCTTATCCGCGTATCATGCAGGCCGGGCGGCACGGTGCTTGACTGCTTTATGGGGAGCGGGAGCACCGGCGAGGCCGCGATACTTGAGGGGCGGAGCTTTGTCGGCATCGAGCGGGATGCAGGATATTTTGAAATTGCCCGCAAGCGACTGGAGGCCGTAAACAACCAAGAAAGAATATACGGGATGTGAAAAGCGATGCAACTTTCGAAAATCGGAGATTTGGCACCGGTACTGGCTGAGAAGCTGGAGCGGGACGGAATTTCGTGGCGGGACGCTCCGTACATCCATGAGGATGTCCGCCGGATGATTGAAAGCGAGCAATTCAAGCTCGGCGAAGGCTGCGCCGCCAACTGGTGGTTACGATCTGCAACATCCCCGTTTAGCTCGCTTCCGAGCACGGAAACACAAAACACAATCGCGCAGCTACAAGCGCAGATAACGGCAAGGCAAAAGGAAGATATGCAGATGCGGCTGACCGCGGAAATGGTAAACGCGGCGGTTTTTACACCGAGAGAAGCGCAGAAAGCGTGCAACGTAGATCCGGCACGCGAAGAACTTCCTGCGCTGCCACTGGATGCGCGTTAAGGAGGTCACGGCAGAGTTCGACACTGAATACGTAGAGAAAGAGCCTACCGCGGAGACAGAGCCTCAGCTTGACATAGAGGCCGTGACAACGGGAGAAACCAAGGCGGAGCGGGAGGCGTTCGATTTCCTGCGGAGGAGATTTAACCGGAAGGAGTGAGACAGTGAGCAAGAAACCGGTCAGATGGGAAAACACAAAGCGATACCGCGAGATGCGGCGGGGGCTGCAGGACAACCTCGAAAGCCGGGGGCTAATCGAGCCGATGTACCGCGGCCTCGTTGACGAGTATATGACGCTGTGGGTACAGCAGCAGCAGCTCCGCGCCGACGTTGAAGAGCACGGCGTGACCGTGAAGGATGAGAAGCGCGGGATGAACGTAGAGAACCGGAGCGTGTCGCTCGGTGTGATGGTCTCCCGCCAGATGCTGCAGATATACACGGCGCTCGGCTTTAAGGAGATAAGCGGAGCGGGAGCCGCACCGGAGAAGGACGACGATGAGCTGTGAGATCCCGGCGGACGTGCTCGCCTACATCGAGAGCATCGAGCGGGACGAGCCAAGAGCCGACCGAGAGCTGCACGCGCTTGCCGCTTACATCCGAAAAGTTTTCAACACTGAGCCGCTGATTTTCGATGCTGCGCTGTATGAGCGCTACATAGGTCTCGCAAGGTATTTCCCCTTTGAGCTTTTCCCGTGGGAAAAGGCGCTGACGGCACTCTGGCTCTGCACGTTCTCTGCGCCGGGCGTGCCGCGGTGGAAAACGATTTTTACAATGCTTGGCCGCGGCGCCGGTAAGGACGGCTTTATAGCTTTTACGGCTTTTTGCATGGTCTCCCCGTACAACCCCGCAAAAAACTACGACGTTGACATCTGCGCCAACAACGAGGAACAGGCGATGCGCCCGGTGCTTGACATTGTGGAGGTTTTAGAGACGCCGAAAACCGAGGGCAAGCTCAAAAAACACTACTACCACACAAAGCAGCTTGTACAAGGGCGGGCAAACAAGGGCGTTATCAGGGGCAGGACGAACAACCCCAAGAGCCGCGACGGTATGCGAAGCGGCGCGATAATCTTTAACGAAGTCCACATTTACGAGAACTACCTGAATATCAAGGTTTTTATGTCGTCGCTCGGCAAGAAGGAGCAGCCGCGCGTCGGCATTTTTACATCCAACGGCGACGTATCCGACGGCCCGCTTGATGACTACATCAACAACGGCATGCGGATACTCTTTGAGGGCGAGCCGGACAACGGCTTTTTGCCCTTTATATGCCGCCTCGGAAGTGAAAAAGAAGTGCATGACCCGGCGAACTGGCCGAAGGCCAACCCGTCGATCGTGTACATGCCGACGATGCAGCGCGAGACGCAGGAGGAGTATGAGGACTGGCAGCAGTACCCCGAACGCAACGGCGACTTTTTGACAAAGCGCATGGGGATCCGCAAGGGCTTTACCGACACCCTCGTAACCGACTACGCAAACGTTAAGGCCACGAACCGGGAGCTGCCCGACCTGAGCGGGTGGAGCTGCACGGCGGGCATCGACTATGCGGAGCTGAGCGACTGGGCAAGCGTCAACCTCCATTTCCGTCGCGGCGAGGAGCGCTACGACATCAACCACTCTTGGCTGTGTTTGCAGAGCAAAACGCTGACGCGGGTGCAGGCACCGTGGCGCGACTGGGCGGAGCGGGGGCTTATCACCTGTATAGACGATGTTAGCATAAAGCCGGAGCTGCTCGGCCAGTACATCCTCGACGCAGCGCGGCGCTACAACGTGCGGATGCTTGCAATGGACCACTACCGGTGGACGCTTGTGGCGGAGGCAATGGGCAGAGCGGGCTTTGACGCCGCGGACAAGAGCCGTGTTAAGCTCGTCCGGCCGAGCGACATCGCGCAGATAATCCCGGTGATTGACGAGTGCTTCAGCCGGCAGCGCTTTACATGGGGAGACTGCCCGCCGCTGCGGTGGGCGGTAAACAACACAAAAAAATGCAGAAGCGGGAAAAAGCAGGGCACGGACACGGGCAATTTTTACTACGCCAAGATCGAGGCAAAAAGCCGCAAGACCGACCCATTTATGGCGCTTGTGGCATCGATGACCACGGAGCAGACGCTCGGCACCGGGCTGCCGCTGCAGGCGCCGCCAATCGGCGCGATATCTTTTTAGGGGTGATGCAACATAGGACTTGATTTTTTTAAGTGGCTCCGGCCGAAGAGCGGCGAGAGCGGGCAAACCGGCTATGCGGAGATAAGCTGCACGGAGCTTGAGGCCGCGGCGCAGGAGTACCAGATCCGAGAGTTAAGCTTTTGGGTGTGCGCCAACATGGTGGCATCCGCGCTCGGCCGCTGCGAGGTAAAAACCTACCGCGCGGGACAGGAGGAACGCGGGCGCGAGTACTACATGTGGAACATTGAGCCGAACACAAACCAGAGCGCGACGGCATTTTTTCATAAGCTCGCCGCGCGGCTGTACCAGGACAACGAGGCGCTGATAATCGGCACCGGGAAGCGCAACGGACACGACACCATAGCGGTGGCCGACGACTGGATGGAGCCGGAGGACAACGGCGACCGTGAGAACGAGTACCGCGGCGTAATGCTCGGAAACAAGAGCTACGACAAGACCTTCCGGGAGCGGGACGTGATGCACCTACGGCTAAACCACGTCAACATGAAACCCGTTGTCGATGCGATGTTTGCAAGCTATGTAAAGCTTGCGCAGGCCGCGATGAAATCCTACGCATGGGAGAACGGGCAGCACTGGAAAGTGAAGGTCGGGCAAATCGCCCAGAACGGCGAGAACTGGCAGGAAACTTTCCAGAAGGTTTTGACGAACCAGATCCGACCGTTTTTGGAAAGCCCCTCTGCGGTGCTGCCGGTTTTTGACGGCTACGACTACGAGGACGCCGCCGCCGGGCAGAAGTCCAAGAGCACCGACCGCTCCCGCGAGGCGAAAAAGCTGATAGAGGACATCTTTGACTTTACGGCGCGGGGCTTCGGCATCCCCGCCGTGCTCGTGAACGGCACGGTGGAGGGCGTAAAGGACGCGCAGCAGCGTTTCTTGACGGGCTGCATAGACCCGATATGCGACCAGCTATCGGAGGAGGGCACGCGCAAGCGCTACGGCTACGAGGGCTGGAGCCGCGGGGATTACCTGCGCGTCGATTCTTCCGCAATCATACACTTCGACCTGTTCTCCAACGCCGCCAACATTGAAAAGCTGGTGGGCAGCGGGGCGTTCTCGCTCAACGACGTGCTCAGAGCGGCAGGACAGGCCACAATTAACGAACCGTGGGCGGACGAACACTACATGACCAAAAATATCGGGCTTGTGGAGGAACTGCTGAACGGAGACGGGAAAGGAGGAGAAGGCAATGGAGAATAAAGGAGTTTTCAACATCCGCCAGCAGGCCGCGGGCAGCAAGGTCGAGATATACATCTTCGGCGACGTAGTCGATGAGCAGTGGTGGAGCGACGAAACCAGCCCGAAAAGCGTCGTAGACGCGATAAAGGGACTTGACACGCAGGAAATCAGCGTATACATCGACAGCTACGGCGGCAGCGTCGCGGCGGGATGGGGCATATACAACGCGCTGCGGCAGCACCCCGCCAAGGTAAAGACCTACGGCGTGGGCTTTGTGGCCTCGGCGGCGCTGTATCCTTTTCTGGCGGGCGATGAACGCTACGCCTCGACGCTCTCGGCGTACTACATGCACGAGGCATGGACAAGCGCGAGCGGGTACGCCGACGAGCTGCGCCGCGCGGCGGATCAGATCGAAAGCCTGACCGACATCGGCGTTAACGCCTTTGTGGAGCGCGCCGGCATGGAGCGGGACAAGGTGCTTGAGCTGATGCACGAGGAGACATGGCTGACGCCGGCGGCGGCGCTTGAGCTTGGCATAGCGACGGCGATAACGCAGGAGAGCAGGAGCGGCCCGGCGCAGAGCGCCCGCCGCGAGATAATGCAGCGGCTGACACAGCCACGCGAAGAGAAAAAAACACCAACCCCAAAGCCCGGCAAGAGCATCATGGAGATGCTGGCCGGAGTTTTTAAGGACTAAAAGGAGGACGAAAAATGACCAACCACAACACCCCCACGAGAGAGGAGCTGCGCCAGCAGCTTATGCAGGCGCTGCGCGACAACAACCAGGAGAGCTTTGCCGGAGTCTTTGACCAGATGCTTGAGAGCATCGGAGAGGGCATCCGCACCGAGTATGAGCAGGAGCTTAACGGGCTGCGCGAGGAGCTTGACACCCGCGTGCTGACCGCCCGCGGCTGCCGCCAGCTCACGAGCGAAGAGAAGAAGTACTACCAGGCACTCGGTGCCGCCATGAAGGCGAAGGACGCGAGACAGGCCATAACGAGCCTCGACGTCGTCATGCCGGAGACCATTATCGACTCCGTCTTTGAGGACCTGCGCACGAATCACCCCCTTCTGAGCCGCATCGACTTCATACCGACGAACGGCGCAATCCGGATGCTGATGAACACGAACGGCTACCAGGAGGCGGCATGGGGCGAACTTTGCGACGAAATCGTAAAGGAGCTTACCTCCGGCTTTAAGGAGGTCGACACCACCCCGCTCAAGCTCTCCGCATTTTTGCCGGTGTGCAAGGCAATGCTCGACCTCGGCCCGCAGTGGCTCGACCGCTACGTCCGCGAGGTGCTCTATGAGGCACTGGCAAACGGCCTTGAGTACGGCATCGTAGACGGCGACGGCGACGGCAAGCCCATAGGCATGACCCGCCAGGTCGGCGCGGGCGTCACCGTCACCTCCGGTGTATACCCCAAGAAAAACGCCGTCAAGGTCGGCGACCTCTCGCCCGAAACGGTCGGCAAACTGATAAGCCTGCTTGCGCTCGACGAAAACGGCAAGACCCGCCCGGTAAACGACGTAGTCCTGCTCGTGAACCCGCAGGACTACTTTGAAAAGGTCATGCCGGCCACCACCGTGATGGCGCCGGACGGCACCTACCGCAACGACGTGCTGCCCTATCCGATGACCGTGATCCCCACCGCAGCACTTAAGACTCGCGGCGAGGCGGTTATCGGCATCGCACGCCGCTACTTCGCGGCGGCCGGCTCCAACCTCGCGGGCAACATCGAGTACAGCGATCACCAGAAGTTTTTGGAGGACAAGCGCATATACCTCATAAAGCTCTACGCTAACGGCATGCCCAAGGACAACAAGGCTTTCCTGCGCCTTGACATCTCCGGCCTTGCGCCTCTCACCTACAAGGTGGTACAGGTTGACGGACGCAACAAGAGCACCGACGCCACCCTGTCCGCCCTGAGCCTCGGCAGCGCGGCCCTCAGTCCGGCCTTTGCGGCGGCGACCGTATCCTACACCGCGAGCACCACGGCGGCTACCAACACCGTGACCGCAACCCCGGCAGACGCGGGCGCAAGCGTTAAGATCACCGTGAACAACACCGAGATCAACAACGGCAGCGCGGCGACTTGGCAGTCCGGCAGCAACACCGTCAAGGTGGAGGTGACGGCCGAGGACGGCAGCACCACCAAGACCTACACCGTCACCGTGACCAAGTCCTGATATGGCGGCGCGGGACGACTTGCCGGACGGCCTCTTTGAGGATGTGCGCAATTACTGCGATATCACGTGGGAGGACGAGGGCACGGACAAAAAGCTGCTGACCCTCATCGGCAACGGCATTGCGTATCTGGACGGAAAAAGGGGCGAGCCCGCGGACTACACCGCCGACGGGCTCCCCCGCCAGCTCCTACTTGACTATGTGCGCTACGGCAGGGACAACGCGCTGGAGGTGTTTGAGGCAAACTACGCTTCGGCGATACTTGCCATGCAGCACGAGGTGACGGTGGCGCGATATGCTTAGAGTACCGGAAAAGCCAAACGGCAAAATCAGCCGGAGCTTTTGCGACGGCGTCGTAAAAATCTACGCCACGGAGGATGCGGCGCAGCCCGGCTACACGCCGGAGATCAAAAAAACATTCAAGGCGGCGCTGCCCTATGAGGAGCGCCGCCTTGGCATACAACGGTACTACATGGCGGAGCAAAACCAGATACAGGTGCAGCGCGTGGTGCGGGTGCCGCGCAGCGTGAAAATCACGAGCCAGGACGTAGCCGAGACAGAGGACGGCGAGACCTACCGCATCAACAAGGTGCAGGCCGTGACGGAGGGTATGCCGCCGGCGCTTGACCTTGAGCTTGCGGTATACACGCAGGGGGTGAGCAGATGAACTGGGAGGACACCATACGCGAGGCGCATACGCGCGTAACGGACGCCGTGAGCCACCACGCCCGACTCCGCTCCGACCGTTATTTTGTCTGGCAGGAGGAGGGCGACAACGCCCTCCATGCCGAGGGCGGCATAGCGGAGCGGGCGATGCGCGGCACGACGGACCTTTTTACAAAGCTTGACTCCGACCCGTGGGCGGCGGCGTTTGAAAAATCCATGACCGAGAGCGGGATAGCGTGGTACCTCAACACGATCCAGTACGAGCCGGACACCGGCTTTAGACACTACGAGTGGGTGTGGGAGGTGCTGAACTGATGGCAAAAATAAGCTTCCCCGGCCTTAAGGCGTATGAGGATAAAATCGCGAAGCTCGGCAAAAATCAAAAGGACATCATCAAGCGCGCCGTGTACGACGGCGCGAAGGTAATAGCGGACAGCGTGGCAGCAAACGTTGCGGCGCTGCCCGCCGTATCCGACGCGGAGGCGCTTAAGGCCTACAGGTCGCGCACACCGTGCGCGATCAGCGTGACGCAAAAGCAGGGACTTATTGCGAGTCTCGGCCTGAGCACGATGCGCGACGCCGGCGGCTACATCAACACCAAGCTCGGCTTTGACGGCTACAACGCCGTTAAAACCCGGAAATATCCCGGAGGGCAGCCAAACGCGCTTATAGCCCGCGCGGCGGAGAGCGGGAGCGTTGCCCTGATAAAAACACCTTTTATCCGCCCCGGAGTGAAAGCCGCGAAGAAAGCGGCGGAGAAGGCGATGGAAAAGACCCTCGACGAGGAAATCGGAAAAATAATGAAGTAGGAGGACACATATGGCAACTATAGGCGTAAGCAAGCCGTACTACGGCATATACGGCAACAGCGGCACCACCGTGACCTACACGGCGGGCGGCGTGATGGGCAAGCTGACCGAGATCGGCATAGAGATAAGCGACACCGGCGACAACAACCTCTACGCCGACAACGCAATAGCGGAGGCGGAGCGCCTCTTCGCGGGCGGGACGCTGACCCTCAAGCCGGACGAGCTGAGCCAGGAGATCAGCAAGGCGATACTCGGCCTTAAGGAGGAGGCAATCGGTACTATCACCAACGTCACCGACGAGGGCGTAAAGGAGCTTGTCTACGACGACGATCAGGTGACGCCCAACGTCGGCGTCGGCTTTATCATCAAAAAGCAGGTGAGCGGGGCGCTCAAGTGGCGCGCAGTGGTGCTGACGAAGGTGATGTTTTCAATCCCCGCCGACGCCGCGACCACTCAGGGCGAGAGCATAGAGTGGCAGGTGCCGGAGCTGTCGGCCACGATACAGCGAGACGACAGCACAAAGCACGCGTGGAAAAAGGAGGCCACCTTTACGACCGAGGCACAGGCCGAGGCCTACATAAAGGACCGTCTCGGCATCTCCGCATGAGGGCGCGCAGATGAGACAGACGAGCGTTAAGATAGACGGGGCGGAGTATCCGCTCTGCTACAGCGTCCGCGTCGTCAGAGCGGCCGTAGAGCGCTTTGGCTCGCTTGAGGCAATGGGCAAGGCTGCATTTGCCGGAGAGGGCGCGGAGAGCTTAGACGCGCGCCTGTGGCTGCTGGCGCAGGAAATGGACGCGGGGGCTCGCTACGCAAAGCGCTGCGGCCTTGACTCCCCCGCACCCCTCACCGAAGAGGAGATATTAGACAGCGTACCGGGGCTGCAGATTGCGGAGCTGCTCAACGCCGCCGTGAGCGCGATGGTGGAGAGCAGCGCGACAAGCATCGACGCCGAGCCGCCGAAATCAAAAAACGCAGGAGCCACTCCGGGGGAATAATCCCGGAGTGGCTTATCTGGTATGGCTTAAAAATCGGGCTGAGCTACGCGGAGACTCTGGACACGCCATACGGCGAGCTTTTGAGTCTCATCGCGGCGGAGCAGATAAAGCACGAGGGCTACAGCCCCAAGTACACGACCTCGGACGAGGACGTAATCCCGGACATAAGGTGAGGTGAGCGGATAAATGGCGGATAATATAGGCCCTAAAATAGGTATAGACGGCGAGGCAAAATTCCGCGCGTCGATAAACAACATCTCGGCGGCGCTGAAAGCGCTCGACGCACAGATGAAGAGCACCACAAGCGCTTTTACCGCCCAGACCACAGCTGAAGAAAAAAATAAAAAGACACTCGAGCAGCTTGCAAAGCAGGCCGCGACGCTCATCACTGCGCAGAAAAAAGCCAAGCAGAATATCGAGGACGCGACGAGCGCGACAAGCGAAAACTCATCGATAACGCTCAAGGCAAAACGCCAGTATGAGGAGGTCACAGCCCGGCTCAATGAGACTTATGCCGCAATGCAGCAGCTCAGCGAGGGCTTTGAGGATAACGGCGCCGCCGCCGAGGAGGCGGGCGGCTCGCTTGAGCGCTACGCCGACACAATGGCCACGCTGCAGGCAGCGGACAAGGTGCTTGACGTGCTGCACACGATAGGCGACGGCATGACCGCCGCCGCGGAGAGCAGCATAGCCTTTGAGAGCGCTTTTACCGGAGTAAAAAAGACCGTTGACGGCACGCCGGAGCAGCTTGCCGCGATATCCGACGAGATCAAGCGCATGGCGGCGGAGACGGGCGTCTCCACCACCACGATCGCGGCGGTGGCCGAAAACGCCGGGCAGCTCGGCATTGCCACCGAGAATATCGCAAGCTTTACGCGCACGATGCTCGACCTCGGCGAGAGCACCAACCTCACCGCCGACGAAGCAGCCGTTGCGATAGCGCGGCTGACCAACATTATGGGGAGCGGCGAGGACGCGACGTCACGCCTCGGCTCGTCGCTCGTAGCACTCGGCAACAACTTTGCAACAACCGAGAGCGAGATACTGGAGATGGCAACGAGGCTCGCCTCGGCGGGCAAGCTCGCCGGCATGAGCGAGGCACAGATACTTGCACTCGCAACGGCGATGAGTTCGGTGGGCATAGAGGCGGAGGCCGGCGGCACCGCGATGACCCAGACGCTCAACGCCATAGACCGCGCGGCAAGCAGCGGCGGGGACACTCTGGAGACCTTTGCCCGCGTCGCCGGCATGAGCGCGGAGGAGTTTACGACGGCGTGGCGCACAGACGCGGCAGGGGCGCTGACGGCCTTTATTCAGGGGCTTTCAGTGCTGTCCGCCCAGGGCGGCAGCGTGACGGCGATACTCGATGAGCTGGGGCTGAGCGGGATACGACAAAGCAATATGCTGCGCTCCCTCGCGCTCGCGTCGGACATGATGACCGACGCGCTTGAGACAAGCAACAGCGCGTGGACGGAAAACGTGGCGCTGGCAAACGAAGCAAACGCCGTATACGGCAACACCGAGCACAGGATAAGCGCGGCGCGGGAGTCCATCAACAACCTCGGCATTGCCATTGGCGACGCATTCGGCCCGCAGATATCCGGCGGGGCGGACATGGTTAACGACCTCGCGCAGGCGCTGACGGACGCGGCGGAGACCGCGCCCGGTCTTGTGAGCGCACTCGGATCCGTAACCGTGGGCATCACGGGAGCCGCGGCGGCTTACGTTGCGCTCAAGACGGCGGCAACGGCGTTTAATGCTATCGGCATCACGTCTCTCTCGGCGCTTGGCCCTCTGGCGGCCGTGGGCGCGGCGATAGGGCTGATAACGGCGGGAGTTACTACAGCAGCATCGGCAAGCAAAAAAGAGTGGAGTGCCTTTGTCGACGCCATGATGCCGGCAACGGACACGATGGAGGAAGCCGCTGCCGAACTCGAAAAATGCAAGCGAAAAAAAGAAGAGCTTGAAAACCAAATGGGGCAAAATCCGGGCTCAACGGCACTGCGCCGCGAATACTTTGCGAATCTGGAAGTAATCGAATCGCTTGAAAGCAGGATGGCAGACTACGCCTCTGAGCAGACAGGTGTGACCGTGGCGGTGGACGAAAACACCGCTGCCGTTGCGCTGGCGGCGGAGCAGGAGGCAAAGTATCAGGAGGTCATGGGCGGCGTGACGGAACTGCTGCAGAAGCAGCAGGAGCGCTACGAAAAGCTGCGGGAGACCTACGCGAGCACATTCGGCCTTTTTGAGACGGCGCCGGAGCTTGTACACACAAGCACGGCGGACATGATATCATCACTCCAGAGCCAAGAGCAGTACTGGACAAGCTTTGGGGAAAACATGAAGCGCGCGGCGGAGCTCGGCATTGACGATGGGCTGCTGCAGGCGCTGGCCTCGATGGGCACGGAGGGCGCGGCATATCTGCAATCTATCCTTGACGACATGGACAGCCTCGGCGCGGGCAGCGAGAAGAGCTTGCAGCTGCTTAACGACCTTAACAGCAACTACCAGGCGGCACAGGAAGCACAGGCGCAGGCCGCCGCCGAAGCCTCGGACGCAATTGCCCAGTCAGGTGGAGAAATAGACGAGGCAATGCGCAGCATGGCGGATGCCGTCAAGGAGATGGACAAGACCTCAGAGATGTACGAGACGGCGGAGGCCAACATCGACAGCTACCTCGCGGGGCTTGAGGCGCAGGCGGGACCAATGTATGAGGCGGTAAAGGCAATCGGCGAAAAAATCTTATCCTCAATGCAGGCGGGCATTAACAGCGGCACGCTGACGCTGCCGGGCGTAAGCGGCGGCGGCTTTAACGTGGACGGCAGCCACAAAACGGGCCTTGACTATGTGCCATACGACGATTACGTCGCGGTACTGCACAAGGGAGAGATGGTGCTCCCGGCGGACGACGCGGCAGACTACCGCAGCGGCGGCAGAACGGGCGGCGCGTCCACCACGGTAAATCTCTACCCACAGACCGTCGACGAGGCGACAATCGACTACATCTACAACCGCTTTTCAGCAAGAATGGGGGCGGAAATTTGAGAAAATTTTATCTTGAGAACGAGCTGGGCGAGCGGAAGCCGCTCAACGGCGAGGACGGGATATTTCTCACCGACCCCGCGGGGCTCGGCGTAAGCTACGGCAACAGCTACGCCGACCTCGGCGCGGGCTTTTTCCGTCGCGTCGAGGAGAAACAGCCGCAGGGCGTGATACCGTGCAGCCTTACGTTTATGCGCGGGGCGTATGAAAAATACAAGGATTTTGCGGACTGGGCGCTGCGCGCCGAGACCCTATATCTTGTTTACAAACCACTCAACGTTGCATATTATCGGCGCGTGGAGCTGTCCTATCTCACAAAAACGGAGATAACAAGCGGGACATGGATGGAGAGCCCGACAGCGTTTGTGTGCCTGACACCATGGTACACGCCGGCGCCGCTCGTCCTTAATTTTGAGGACGAGGGCGGCGAGGTGATGCAGTACGAGTACACCTACAGCGAGACGCTTGTATATGCGGCCTCCGGCGCGGGGGCGTATGCCGTGAAGGTGAGCGCGGAGGGGCACGACCCGGCGGCGCTTGCAATAGAGTACAAGGGCGCGATAACCGACCCCGTGCTGACGCTGACGGGGCTGGAGAGCGAAACGCTTTACGGCAAGCTCGCCATAAGAGGGGAGTTTGCCGCGGGCGACACGATCGCGGTATCCACCGAGCGGGAGGACAGCTACGCACGCAAGATATCCGCAGACGGGACGGAGACCGACCTCATCGACAAGGTGGACATAGCGGCGGACGCGGAGCCGTTTTTCGCGGTGCCGCTGACCGAGCCCTGCATACTGCGGATAAGCGCGGCGGCGATGAGCGGGACGATATCCGCCAAGGCGTATTTTTATTACCGCACTGTATAAGGGGGGCGCGGATGAAGGCATATATAAAACGCAGCTCCGACTTTAGAACGGTGCTGATGGGGACGGCGGAAAGCTGGTCGCTGCCGGTCGCGTCCGCCAACGGGGACACGGGTCAGCTTGCGCTTGCGGAGTACGCGCCGGCGGAGCATACCGGCAACTGGGTGTACGTCCTCGGGCAGATCTATCGCATAGCGCAGGCTACGCCGAGCAACAACCAGTTTACCGCCACGCTCGCCGACCCCGCGACGGCCTTTGACCGGCAGGCGATATGGCCCGACGCGCCGGAGACAACCTATGGGGCGTTCATTAAGGCCGCGCTTGAGCGGGACTACCTAAATTGCGCGGATGCGGCATACAAGGTGCCGTATCTGCAGATCACAAACACGGACACCACACCGCTGACCGCGCCGGAGCTTGACGACACCAAACTCTACAAGCTCACCAACATCATCACCACGGCGCGGGCGGCAGGCGTCCGCATCCGCTTCGGTATCGACGGCGACAAGCTCGCCGTCGATATCTCCACGGGAGCCGGCACGGAGCACAACATACTTTTTACCGACGGCCGAGCGCAGCTTGAAACGGAGAGCTACAGCGCGGACACGACGGCCAAGGTAACGGTGCTGCAGGCGCAGGACGCTAACAAGGACGCGCCGACCGAGTATGCCGCGCACACGTTCTATCTCTCCGTGAGCGGAGAGATAACGGAGACCGCCCCCACGGACCGGGCGGAGGGCAAGTGGGCATATGTCACCTGCAAGGCGGACGAGACTCCTGCCGACAAGGCGGCGGAGGTGTTCGCGGCGAACGCGAACAGCTATAAAATAGAGTTTTACTCGTCGCGGCGGTATGCGCTGTATGACCGGGTGCGGCTGCGGCTGCACGGCGCGGTGTTTGCGACGCGGATCACGGGGATCACGCTTAAAAGCGGCGACGACAGATACCTGTACCGCTGCGGCGAGCTTGCAACGACGATACAGCAAAAAGTAAAAAAGAGCCTAAGCGCATCAAGCACAAGAACATCCGGAGGCGGTGCGGGTGTATCGTTGCAAGCCGTGTGGCCTGTCGGAGCGATCTATATTTCAACAACGGCCACAAACCCAAGTACGCTGTTTGGCTTCGGGGCATGGGAGCAAATCAAAGACGTGTTTCTGTTGGCGGCGGGTGATACTTATGCGGGCGGTAGGACAGGCGGCGAGGCAACGCACGTGCTAACAGAAGATGAAATGCCAGCGCACAGACATAAGATTGCTTATCCAAATGCAAGTGGAGAATATGGCGATGCGGCTATAGGTTATCCAACAAGTTCGGGAACCACAAAGACTTGGTTGGCGGAAATGTGCAAGACGGAAAGTGTTGGCGGTGGAGCTGCACATAACAATATGCCGCCTTATTTGGCGGTGTATATGTGGCACAGGATCGCGTAAGAAGGCAATATTACAACGCAATAAGGGGGAACATAACATGATAAAACCCATTACATTCCCGGGGCAAAAGGTCCCCGCGATCGCGCACGGAGCCATATTCCAGCGGCTCCTGCGCGACGGCAAGCTGTACGGCTGCGGCATCAGCAAGTCTGGCAGCACTCTCAATATCGGCGCCGGCCTCTTCGTGGAGGCCGGGCGGCTCATAGAAATACTCACGACGGAAACTGTAAGCGTGACCGGCACGACCGGCTACGCGCGGATCAAGGGCACGATCGACAGCAGTAAAGCCTCCACGGCCTCCAGCTTCCAGCAGTTTGCGTGGGCGGTGGACTACGCATCAACGCCGGACGGATTTGACGCGCTGACGCAGGGCAAGGTCAACGAGGGCGGCGCTGCGACCTACGAGATGGAGCTTTGCGTCGTGGCACTCGGCAGCAGCGGCATTACCGACATTGTGCGCGGCTTTGCCGATGCGGCCACAATTATTACTGCGGACGCGTTAAACGCGGCGATGGCCGGGACACGGTACAAGCTGGTCGACGGCGTACACTACGGAACGTCCGTGCCCTCAAATATCGCAGACAACGAGCTTTTCTTCCTGATAGAGGGCTAAGACATGGCGAAGACCTACACAGGCTCCTACGAGCTCACGGGAGGCAATTTCGGCGTAAGGCTGACCTATGCCGCCGCAAGGGAAAACGGCACGTGGTACGCATGGATAACGCGCGTGGAGGTCAAGATGGCGCAGCGCACGGGGACGTACAGCGTCAACACCTTCGGCGACGTCTGCATCGACGGGACAGCCTCCGCAAGCGTGAGCGTGACGGGCACGACGGTCGCCGGTCAGTCTTACGCCACGGTATGGGAGGGCGCGGGAGCGAAAGTGCCGGTGTCCAAATCGGGCGCTGCCCTGAGCTTCGCGCTGTCGTTTAAGAAAAACAGCTCGTACGGCAGCGCGCATCAGATGTATTTCTACGCTACGGCGGGCGGCATGGTGCTGCAGAACGGTATAGAGCTTACCGGCGCGGCACAGAGTCTGACCGTGCAGGGCAGTGCCGCGATGATACGCATCAATGGCGTGCTTACTCCGGCGACGCCCTACGTTGGCAAAAAGCCTGCCGAGGCGTACCTGGGCAATGTGCCGCTAGGAGGTTAAAGATGATAGCAATAAGCGTTACGGGATAGGAGGTAACGATGGCTAAAACCGGACAGGGACTTGTAGAATATGCAAAAGCACAGTTGGGCAAACCCTACTGGTGGGGGACCTTCGGGCAGACAGCGAACGCCGGACTGCTCGCGGCAAAGCGGCAGCAGTACCCCGGCTATTACACAGCCAGAGACTTCCCAGCGCAGTACGGACAGAAGGTGCATGACTGCGTGGGGCTTATAAAGGGCTACCTTTGGTGCGACACACCGGACAGCGAGCCTATATACAAAGCATCGCAGGACGTTGCGGTGAGCGGGCTATTCATGACCTGCTCCGAAAACGGCAGCATCGACACCATGCCGGACATACCTGGTGTATGCGTGTTTATGCGGGACATGTCCCACGTCGGCGTATACATCGGCGACGGCTACGTCGTAGAGGCAACCGGCCACGCGCGGGGCGTCGTGAAATCCAAGCTTGCGGGGCGCGGCTGGGGACTGTGGGGCAAGCCTCGCTGGATAAGCTACGAGGCTGCTGCCACTCCAGCCCAGCCCGCACAGACCACCACACAGACGACCGCCTCAACGCTTACCGTCACCGGCCTGCCGCTGCTTCGCTACGGCGACAAGGGCGAGTTCGTGCGCTCGGCGCAGCTGCTCCTCATCGGGCGCGGCTACTCTTGCGGCAGGTGCGGCGCGGACGGCGAAATAGGGCAGGACACTTTTAATGCGACGGTGGCGTATCAGAAAGCCTGCGGCCTGCAGCAGGACGGCATCATAGGCGCTCAGACTTGGACGCGGCTGATAGGAGGTTAAAAGCATGAGTATACCCACGATAGAGGAGCTTGCCATAAAGCAGGCGGACACGGACGCGCGGTGCAGATCCAACACACACCGCATCGACGAGCTCGACAAAAATCAGGAGGCACTCGTGGAGCTGACAACCTCGGTACGGGTGCTGGCCACAAAGCAGGCAACGATCGAGACATCCCTGAGCGAGATCAAGACCGGGCTGCAGACGCTTAAGGACAAGCCCGGCAAGAGGTGGGAAGCAATCGTAGACAAAGGAATCTGGGCGGTGCTCGGCGGGCTGCTTGCCTTTGCGCTGAGCCAGATCGGGCTTTAAGAGGCAAAACCGCGCCCCGTGCGGGGCGCGAAAAATGAAAGGAGAATAAAAATGGCAGACATCATCATCGAGAACATTGTGAAAATCACGGCGGCGCTGCTGCTGATGCTTATCGGCGTACTGGGTACATACCTCACGGCGCTTGCATCCAAGCGCGCGGAGACCGCAAACGTCGCCGAGGCGCTGCGCTCACTGACCGAGGCGGCGAAGACCACGGTCGGTGAGCTGCAGCAGACCGTAGTAAATCCGCTTAAGGAGGCCGCGGCCGACGGCAAGCTGACGAAGGCGGAAATAGCAAGTCTGCGCGACATGCTGATAGCCGAGACAAAGCGCAAAATGCTGCCCTCGACGATTAACCTCATCAACGGCGCGGGGGCGGATATTGAAGCGATAATCCTCGGCGTTGGAGAGAGCCTTATCAACAAGTCCAAGCAGTAAGGAGGCACCCGTGGAGCCGCGAGAGATCAGAGCAATGCTGCAATACCCAGACGCGCCGCTTGTGGACTTCGCGGTGCGGCGGGCAAATCTCACCGCGCCGGAGTGGGAGCTGATCCGGCTCCGGGAGCGGGAGGACGAGACAAACGAGAGCGCCGCGGAGCGGCTGCTGATATCTACCCGCACGGCCGCGCGAAGGTATAACGAGGGGATGCACAAACTCAACACCTGCTGGAGCGGGCTGCCGTGGGTGCACAAAATCATAAAGCAATAACCAAGCCGGGGGCATTTGCCCCCGGCTCTCTTTTTTATACCCCGCCCAAAAAACGGCGCAAAATTGGCGCGCTTTTGCGGTGGCGCTTTCGCACGGATCTGATATCATGATATTAAGATATCAAGGGAGGGCAAACCATGACATACAACAACCCAATGCCGGCTGCGCCGGTATACGGCAACTACTCGCCTCTGTCCCCAATGGGTACGCAGTATATGCAGCAGCCGCAGGCGGCGCCTGCACCTCAGGTGCCGAGCTTTGGCGTGCGCCCCGTAACGGGGCGAGAGGAAGCGGTCGCGGCGCAGGTGGATTTCGGCGGACCCGGCACACTGATGCCGGATCTCGGTCACGGCGTAATCTATCTTAAACGCTTTAACCCCAACACCGGCGCGTGCGACCTCTTCGCTTTTGTGGTCCGCGCACCAGAGGCGGCCGCTCCCGCGCCGCAGTATGCGACAATGGACGATCTCAACGCGCTGCGCGACGAGCTTATGCGCAAGGGCAAAGGGGGCAAGGCCGATGACAAATAACCCGGTGCAGATGCTGCAGGGACTTATGGCCTCGCCCGCGGGGCAGATCTTCGCCGCGTTCCGGCGCGGCGGAAACCCGGTGCAGCTTATGCAGCAGATGGCGGGCAGCAGCCCGCAGATTGCACAGGCGCTGCAGATTATCAGCGGCAAAAGCCCGCAGCAGCTGCAGCAGATAGCCACCAACATGGCGCGGGAGCGCGGGCTTGACGTCTCCCAGATAATGCAGGGGCTCGGCCTCGGCCGCTGATATCCCCCCTCTCAGTTTTGCGCGGATCTTGACAAAAACCGCCCCCGAGTATGCAGCGGGGAGCGCGCCCCCGTGCAAATATTTTGAGAGGAGCACACATTATGGACGATTTTGCAACCGGCTACATGGCCGGACAGGACAGCGGAGGTAACTCCGGCGGTTTTTTCGGGAACGAAGGGCTGTGGGCGGTAATCATTCTGGCGATCATCTTCGGGTGGGGCTGGGGCGGAAACCGCAACGGGCAGGGTGGTGACGGCATGAGCGCTCTGCCTTACATCATGTCCGCCGGCGGCCTCGGCGGTGCTGATACTCGCGCAGCTGTCGCCGACGGCTTCGCGCTTAACGGCCTTGAGAGCGGCATCCGCGGCGTGCAGGATGGCCTTTGTGACGGCTTTTACGCCGTCAACACCAGCCTCCTGCAGGGCTTCGGCAACGCCAACACCGCGATGCTGCAGGGCTTTAACGGCGTGCAGTCTCAGATGGCGGCGCTCGCCGCACAGCAGCAGAGCTGCTGCTGCGAGACTCAGCGTCTGCTTGAGCGCGGATTCTGTGACGCAAATTATAACCTTGCGACGCAGGCGTGTGAGATCAAGCAGACTATCAACGGCGCAGCCCGCGACCTGCTGGACAACAACAACGCCAACACTCGTGCGATTCTTGATTTCCTCACACAGGACAAGATCGCAAACCTGCAGGCCGAGAACCAGACTCTTAAATTTGCCGCATCTCAGGCGCAGCAGAACGCCTACATTGCGGCAAATCAGGAGGCTCAGACCGCGGAGCTTATCCGCCGCCTTAGCCCCACCCCTGTCCCCGCCTACACAGTCCCCGCACCGTATCCGTACTGCGTCGGCAACGACTACAACTACGGCTGCGCAGGCTGCGCGGCATAACACATCGGAGCGGCGGCAGCTGCCGCCGCTCCTGAAAGGAGAGCAAAAATGGCTTGTAAAGCAAACTGCCGCCTCTGCCGGCGGCTGATAATCTCCCAGAGCGTCACCTTTGCAGACGGCACCCTCACCGTCAACATCCCGGCGGGGGCATATGAGGCGGGCTGCAAGTACTGCCTTGTCATCGCGCAGAGCATCCCGCCCGCCGCGACGATAGCCGCGCCGGTGGTTATCACCATTGGCACCGGCACCCAGACCTATCCGCTGACCACCGCCAACTGCGCGCAGGTCACTGCGTGCGGCATACGCACAAGGCATCGGTATAGCACTGTGGTGTTCACAAGCGCTACCGGCGGAGCCTTTAGGATGTTCGGCCGTCCGGCCTGCTCGCCGGACTACAGCCGCGCCGCGATTGACGGCACGGCACCGACGGAAGGGGGCGCGACGACGTGAAAAGAGCTGCAAAGTATATGCTGATGCACAACGGCCGCGAGCATGACGAGCGCGACCGTGACCGCGACTATCGCCGCGATGAGCGTGAGCACTACGGCCGCCGCGCAGAGTATCGCGGCAACGTCGACTTTGCGATGACGTCCGGCCGCCCGCGCCGCGAAGAGCGCAGAGAGTGGGACGACGAGTACG